GCTCGCCGGCGGGAATATTTTACTCAGCGATTCCATGGAAACCATCGACGCGATCCGCAAGGTCGGACAGGATGTAAAATACAACAGCACAACAAACTGGTTCCTAGACAAAGAAAATCCTTTCATCCCCGTTACGCCGTTCCCGCTCTACAATTACTTCTGGGGCGACGCGCATATGGAGGATATTATACCTCTGCAAGACTGGTCCGAAGAACGGCTGACCTGGATCCAGGAAATCTTGCAGGCTCAAGTCGACCCCCTGCGCATAGGCCACGGCATGACAGGTCTGGTAGAGGAAAAGTTCGGTCTGGGCGAAGGGTCTTATTACGCCGATGATAACCCGAACGCAAAGATGGAAGAACTTCGCCCGCCGATGCCGGAAGATGTGTTCCGCGAGTTCAACGAGATTGGCGGCCTGATGATGGAAGCTTCAGGCCTCACGGAAACTGTAACCGGCAAATCATCCGGCGGCGCGCGCGGCGGTCAGCAACAAAAACAAATGCAGATCACCGGCGGCGGTCAAATAAGAAAAACAGCCGTCGGGCTAGAACATCCGCTCACGCGAATGGGAGAAATCGGCCTGCGCTTGAAAATGAAGAACGACGATAACCCGATTAAATTACCAAACGGGCAAGAAACTTTCCTCGCTTCGCAAGTGCCTGATGGCTATTCCATGCATGTAGACGGCCACTCTCATTCACCGTTATTCACTCTTGAAAACCGTGAGCTGGCGGCCATGCTGTTCAAATCGCGTGCGATCAATCGCGAGGGATTGATACGCATGGTGAACCCCACGAATAAATTAAACCTGTTACATTCCCTAAAGCTCACCGAGGAAGCGGAAGCCAAACAGGCGCAGATGCAGGCGTTATCCGAGCACCATAAAAAGGGCAAGAAATAGTGGCCAGAATCCTAAAACACCCCAACGCCGATAATGACGTGGCCACGGCGTTTTTTGATTTCGACGATGGCAGCGTGACCATCGTCTCTGATAAGGGCCCGCTTACTGTAGAACACGCACTCTTCTTACTAGAAATGGTCCGCACAGGCATCCTCGGAGCCGTGCAGAAAATTTGAAGTTGAGAATCGTTCGCAATCTGCTATACTAAAGTTGCTAATGAAACAGGGAAACTGTTCAAACTCAACCCGGGGAAACCCGAAAGGAAAGGAGGGCAATCACCATGGCTAAACGTGCAAAACGTTCTCATAAACGGCGCTCGAAGCGCTAGTTGAGACCAGACTAAGTGAGGGGGGCCAATGAGTCCCCCTTTCTCGTTTCTAGGCACTAGGATTTGCAGTTGAGAATCATTCGCGTTGACAAGCATCTGGAGTTACATTATTCTGCGAACCATGATGCAGCCACACGCAGCCTTACCTAATTCACCCGCCGGCCCCCCGAATGGAATGGGTTCTTCGCCCATGACAGCTCCAGGTGCTGGAGCAGGTAATACCGCTGCCGCTGTTAGCGCTTTAAAAGGCGCTTTTCCGCTAATTTTGAAATTGCTATCTGCTTTCCCCCCGGGAAGTGATGACTTCAATCATATTCAGGACGCGATTAAGGCCTTAAGTAAGGTCGTAGGCAAAGAGCAAGACGACTCTGCCGTGCCGTCCGCGATCCGTCAAATGGCCCTGGCCAACAAAGGCGGCCCTATGAAAGCAGCCCCGCCGATTGCCATCCAGCAAGCCAATCCTGAATCACCATCCGAACCTGAACCCGTCTAGGAGTATTTATGAGCAGCGACAGCTACCTCAAACCAAAAGTAGGCGCCCCTTCTTTGGAGCCGAAAAAGAAAAACGGTATGTTCATCAACCCCCCCGGCTATGCTGAGATGGGCGGGTTCACGAACGCTAAAAAACTCGAGCGCGGCGAAAAAACGCTGATGGGCCTTGAAAAAGGCGGACCACAAGCAAAACGCGGCAAACCTATCTAAGGAGTTTTTATGGCCCTCGAATTGGATCCCGCAGCACAAGCTGCTCTCGCCGAACTCGCAGTCGAATTGGCCAACAAGCCAGAGACCCGCAAGGAGTTCGCGCGTTTGGTTCAGAAAGTACAGCCAAACCGCCGCTTCCCGGATGTGGAAGCCGACGACCTGAAAGCGGAAATCGACAGACGTTTCGAGGAAAAAGAGCGCGAAGTCGAGCAAAAACGCATTCTCAAGGCGATGGAGAGAGAAAAAGCTAAAATCTCCAAAAATTACGACGAGAAATCTATCGGCGAAATTGAAGCACTCATGGAAAAGCACGGCATTTCGGATTATAGCCTCGCCGCCCGCCTTTACGCCGCCGAAACCAAGCCCGCGAACCCGACACCGCAGCCGGATGATCATCGCTGGACCCTCCCCAATATCGACTTGAAGGACTTCAACAACCTCAAGCAGATTGGACGTTCGAACGCATACAAGGCAATCGACGAAATTGTAAAAACCCGTAATACAACTCAACACTAGAAGGAATTAGATCATGCCCGTCCTCGGACAAGGAATTCTGCCGGCATCCGGCGCAGTAGCTGCGGAGCTAAACGCAACCGTACGCCGTGGGTTTCTAGAGACCTGCATTATCGAAATCTACAAATCAGCCCCGCTTACTTGTGCGCTGCTTTCTACTGCGCTGATGGCATCGGGCGGTTTCTCGCCGATCACAGCGCCGGTTCAGGGTTCGCGAATGACGACGGTGGAAAACACCGATTATTCGGGCCGCTTTAATATTCCCGGCGTGCTACCCGGCATCCAGAACGCCGAATTCAATCTTTCGGCGTATATCGCGACAATTCCATTCCTCGGTATGGAAGGCTTGGTACAGGTGGATTACAGCACCGTTCCGCTGATCGAAGCGCGTATGAACGACGCCGTAAACAATACCCGCGACAAATTCTCGACGGATATTTGGAACAACGTCAGTAACAACCTCGCTATCATGGGCCTGCCTTGGGCGATTGATGACGGCACGAACGTGGCAACTTACGGCGGCATCGCTCGTAACACCACCAACGCAGACGGCACAGCATGGTGGCAGTCGAGTGTTGTAAGCAACTCCGGCGGTCCGGTCACCCCGACGCGTGACCTGTTCATGCAGTACATCATGCAGGTATTCAAGAAAAACGGCGAGAAGCCAAAAATGGGCATTTGCGGCGTCGGTACGTGGGACTTGCTGACCCGCGATTTCACTCCGCAAGAGCGCTATAATACGGACCGCAGCGGCTCGTATGGCATGGACGGCCCGGTTAACGCGCTGTTCGATGCGCTGATGATCGCCGGCGTTCCTATTTATTGCGATCCGTACGCGCCAGAGGGTACTCTGTATCTTCTGAATACGAATTATTTGTCGCTCTACCTGCACGATCAGGCGGCCTTCCGCTTCCTGCCGTTCGAGAGCACCTTTATCAACGGCCAACTCGGTTGGCTTGGTGGAATTCTGACGCTCCTGCAAATGGTGAACGTCAAACCGCAAGCGCATGGCCGGTTCTCAAACATCAATTACGTCAGCATTTAGGAGCATAGCATGTTGCCAGGTCAAATAGGTTATCCCGGACAGTCTACGGGCGTAAATTTACCGCAAACCGTGACGTTGCTCTCGGGTAGCGCCTTTTATCTGCCTGATGGCAGTTTTATGCTGAAACTTCCTGCGCAGTCCGTTCTGCAATGGAAAGACACGGCGACCGGCCTATGGCGCGTGACGGATTCTGGCCCAAGCAGCCATCCTATCCCGGTAACGTCGGACGGTTCAAACTTCCGCGTTCTGAACATCTCGGGCACGATCCAAGGTATCGGTAGCCTCACTGCCGGTACTGGTTACGCGCAAGCAACGACCACGCTTACCTTCGCCGCCCCGAATGCGAGCAACTTCCCAGCCATTACGGCTACGGCGACTCCGATCATCGGCGGCTCGCTCACCTTCGCGGTGACCACGGCCGGTACGGGCTATGTCAACCCGCAACTCTATATCCCGCACCCCACCCAATGCGGTGGAACGCCGGGGCTCTGTATCGCGGCTAACGCGCATGTGGCGACCTTGACCACGGGCGGCATTGCAACCTTGGCTACAGACTTCGCAGGCGCGGGCTATATCACCGCTCCGCTTCCGAACACAATCACCCTCACCCCGGCGCAGTTCCAGCAACTCTCGCAGCAAGAATTGAACTTGACGAATACCTTGATTATCGTCGATCCAGCCGGTACGGGCGCGGTTATTACCCCGTCCATCGCCAACGGCACACCGAC